TCAATCATTAAACAGATAATCAGTATCTGTAATAAGTTTTTTATTACTAGAAATACAATATTTATTACTTAAAAATGTTAAAAATTTATCAGATTGTAATATAGGTTTCCAAAATTCTATATTATTCGTAGTAGACCCCCTAAACTTTTTATCTACAATCTCACCAGTTTCTAAATCAATAAGATTATACCAACCACCGGATCTCTTTATTATACCACAATCCACCGCCATGTCAAGTAACCCAGACCATCTATCCAATCCATCCTCAAAGGAAACATTTATAGGTATCTTCGATTTCTCTTTAACATACCTAGATTTCTCTATATTAATTATAAAATTATAACCCGTCAGATCAGAACCAGTTTTATCTTGTTGTCTACCAACAATCCATATATTATCGGAAGAATAATATGCACCCTTACCACCAGACACCACTTGTTTTGAAAACATTTCTTGTGTGTCATACGTATGATTAATAACAATCATTGGAATGTCATTTAATGTAAGATGTGGTGTAACCATCCTAAATAATGACTTGAATTGTTTTGCCCTTGTCATATCAGCAGCACTCTTCTCTGCATGGGCATCATCTACCTCTTTTTTCGATGCTAAATTACCAACAGAATCTATCATAATAAATATTCTATCATCACGACTGATTTCCTTCACTTGTTTCATAATATCAAATTTAAGTTCCTCTAAATCTGTAACAGGAACATGCAACACTCTACTCGTATCAATCTCAAATGTATCAAAATATGATTGCGGTGTACCAAATTCGCTGTCATAAAATATACATATAGACTCTTCATACTTATCCATATAAGATTTCATACATAATAAACCAAATGCCGTCTTAAAATGTTTTGATGGTCCAGCAATCATAGTTAACCCAGAACTAAATCCACCAAAAGGACTTCCAGAAAAAGCAATATTAATAGCAGGAACTTTAGTAGTCACCACATCATTGTTATTCAAATAAATAGAATCTTGCAATACAGAAATTCTATCCTGCAACGTGGAATTCTTCCTCATTCTTTCCATTAAACCCATACACAATCTCCTTTATAAAAAATCATCTAAAACATTCCTACGTTCTACTGACCACCCTATAGCATCCGTTATAGTTTTAATTGGATCTAAAAACGTTTTAATAAACTGAAGTTCATAATTGATATACGTATCTAATTTAAATTCTGGTGGCAACACATCCAACATGGATATGGTGTTATTATGAATAGGATTTGGTTCAGATAAATAACAAAATTTTATCTTATCCCCAGATTTTATTTCTTGATATTTACCAACCAAACCAAGTTCTTTCAATAAATGATTATAAAATAAAGCACCCTTTACATGTATAGGAGTACCCTTTATATAAACATCTCTAGAATTATAATACTTATTAATAGCATTAATACCGCGTGGAAATGATATATCCACTATATTCATTTTTTTAAATTGTTCTTTGAATTCGTCAATAAACTCTATTAACTCATCATTGGTGTTAGAAAGAATTATTTTTAAAGATTCTTTGATTTTATCTCTGCAACATTCAGGTGTAGAACTTCTAACAGCCTCTATACCCATCATCTTTAATTTCGGAGTTGTATATCTAACCCCCTCATCATCATATACATTTAATATATATCTCTTCTTTGCAGTCCATATACCAGCATCGGCAATAACTTCACGGGACATAACCATCTTATTTTCATACCCATACATATAATTATACAAGTCTTTATATGCAGATTCTAACATTGGTTCAAACTTATCACCACATATCTTATCTAAAACATCAACCACTTTATTTTTATTAGATGTATCCAATCCCAATTTAGTCACTAGCGGTTTAAAGTCAACATATAAAGAATCAGTATCAATTGCAATCACATAATCCTCAGAACCAATACCCATTATCTTATTAAGATATTCATTCATATATTTCTCCGCCCACTTAATAGATAACTGACCAGACAAAGTAACACCCTCTGCAACTCGTAAATCATAATATCTAAAATAAGGATTACCTAACGCACCATATAATGAATTCATCATAATCTTAATAGCTAATTGCTGATTATGTAATGAAGAAATCTGATTATCCAACTTACCATGTTGAACACCCTCACGTTGTTTTTTGAGTTTAATCATATTCTTCTTAATAACACTTCGTTCAGAATATAATTTATCAATTACAGATGGTATTACCCCAAGAACATCTGTCTTATAATGAGTGCCATTTGCCGCCATAGTAGATTCAGTAGAACCATACTGCCTATCAAAATCCATCATACTTAAACAACTATCTACATCAACACCACTAGTAACTAACGGCAATATAGTTTCGGGTGACATATTATATTGTTGTAATAACATAGGATATAAACTATTCAAATCAAAAGATACAATCCACTCATGTTTACCAATAAATGGGGTTTTAACATACCCACCAGCAAACGTACTCTTTATATTTTCTTTCTTTGGTGGAGGTACCATTTTTTGTGATGATAAAAGCCGATAAATTAATGAATCCCATATTACAGTAGTACCAAACGCAGTTTCATAATTAACACCACCCTTATATGCAATATTAAAACACAGATCCATCAATTGTAATTTAACATCCAACCTATCTACAATTTCAACATCTTTTATATTATAATCAATATATAATTGAAAATTGTTCGTGTATAAATCATGAAGATCAGTATATTCATGATATTGTAATTTACGATCACCAAGTTCGACATAAGCAACATGATCAAGTCTATATGACTCTAAATTTTTATATGTGAATTTACGATATAAATCTATATAATCAATCTGTTGAATACCGTATATAACATAATATGGATGTTCCTTACCCATCTTTAATGTGGTTCTTTGACTAACCATATTCCATGGTGATATCTTTTTCATAAAAGAGTCACTAAATAATCTAATACTACGATTAACTATATATGGTATGTCAAAAAACTTAATATTCCATCCAGTAATAACATCAGGAACATGTCCATCACTTGATAAAAATTTTATAAACTTACTTAATAAATCACCCTCATCATCACATTTAATATATTCTATATCTAAATGATCATGGATTGAATCCTTCACCGAATATTCACCAAACCCAAACACATAGTATATATTTGAATTATCTTTAACTGTTATAGCTGTTATTGGGAATTTTGCTTGAGTCGGATCAGGAAACCCATCATCAGAATCAACTTCAATATCAATATTAGTTACATTAATTAAATCAGTATCAAATTCAATAACACCATCATGTTTATCATTAATATATTGTGATATATAATTACTCATACCATAAACATTAAAACTATCCACGTTCTCATATTTCTTCATAAACTCATGAGAATCTTTCATATTATCAAAAGATAGTTCTGATACAGATTCACCACTAATGGTTTTCCATGGACTATCAGAATTATTATTATTTGTAACATATAACGTGGGTTTATAATATTCTTTATATTTAACCACATTACCACCATCATCGTATCCGCAATATAATATATTATTGCCCACTTTCTCAACAGATGTATAAAAACTCATAATATACCTTATTTAAATTTAATTATATTTTAACATACGCATTAGACCCGCCTTTAGGTTTAATTATATCTTTCTCACTAGGAACAATAATACCAACACCAAATATCTTATTATACTCATTCAATAAATCAACAACAGGATCAACAATAAACGCAACAAATGTCGCATCTACAACAATACTATCTTTTGCATTAGTATAAGGCATATATGGTGACAATCCAATCCTAGCAGTAGCTGTAGTTGGATCTGAATATGATGCAGCCAATTGACATATGTTTTTTAATTCATATGTACCTTCAGACTCTACAATTTCACCCATCAATTCCTCACCAGATATAAACCGTATAACTTTAATATTACTCACTATTTGTTTCTTCGTCTTTTTGTGCGAAATGTACTAACAAACTTTTTAATTTATTTTCAGCATCACTCAATTTCGACAACCATGAGTCCAACTCATCAGTGATGGATGGTTCGCCGAAAGTTTTATCTGATGCAACTGGATTATCAAACAAATTTTTAATATGTGCTATAGCATCATCTCTCTCATACTCATACTTACGTATCATAGTTCTCATAAACAAATTATTTACATAGTTATTACTCATTACACTCTCCCATTAATTAAATCAATTTTCCCAATCATAAGACTCACCTTCTTTAAGTCCATATTTTCTTGCCATCCTTCTGGCATGTTCACCAACATAATCACCCTCACCATATGTAGAAACAATCCACTCTCTTTCTTCAAGAATCTCTTGTCTCCTTGTCTCACAAATACGTATCACTTCCCTAAGAATACTTCTTACTCGTATAGAAGCGGAATAATTACTTTTTAAAAATTTGTCATTCTCCAACTTGTATTCTTTAAGTAGAGAATCCAACTCATCTTCAACCTTCATATTACTTTCGTTTACCTATATTATACTTTGGTATCAATTCCCATTCCTCTTTCTCTTTATATGGTATCACCTTTATTTGAGATATAGGTGCGTCAGGAAAAACATCAGCTCTAACGACTTCTACTAATCCCCACTCTTCTAATAACGAAACTATCTTATTTCGTCTACTTCTATCATTATCAGTAAAGTCTGAAGGTTTGCCATCTAATAAAAATAACTCCTTAAAATGAACTATATAATACTTATCTTTTTTATGCAGAATATGACATGACTGAAATAATTTCTTTTCTCGTTTTGACGAAACCCCAATCCGTGTCAATGTTTCTATTACTCTTAAAAAATCATCATCCTCTATCAAACTAACTTCAACTAAACTATCTACTACACTCATCATGTCCCTTTACTCCCAATTCAATCACCCTTATACATAATATCCTTAATATAATTAATTTGAGATTCAGTTAAAATTCCAATAATATCCTCAGTTTTCTTATCACTATAACTATAATACTCTTTAACTAACTCAAAATCCTTGTGTTGTGTTTTTTTTGGCCAAGATGTAAATCGTTTCTTTGACCGTATTATATTTAGTAAATAGTCATATTGCATTTTATTATCTAAATGCGGTAGTTTATTCATTTCATTAGCATATAATATAGTATCCTTATACATAGAAAATATTTTATTTACCATATAAGGACTATAATTACTTTCCCATAACTCATCATCAGTGTCTAATAAATTAGTTTTAGTATACGATATAGAATTTGCATAACCTTTAAATAAATCATACTTTTTATGTTCGTTTGACATAAATCACTTCCAATCACAATTACACATCAATTCCGTCAAACAAGCAACTAAATTAATCTCTTGATTAACCACAAATGAAGATTTATACTGATAGTCTCCCAATATAATTACCGCATCTGGGATTGACTGACTCTCAATATAATTATATAATCCATCATATATCATTTTAAAAACTTGATTGCAGTCAACAGAAGAATTAACAACAACCCATTTCCTCATTTCAGTAAATTTCTTATTTTTTAATGAAACACAAAGATCACTAATATCACACGTTTCTGATATAATATCAACATCAATCTTTCCATCATTAGAATATGACTGCAATTCATTTAACGTCCGTCTCCAATCAGGGAAATGTTTCATAAGTACATCCCTTACTGCGGCAGAATCATATTCAACACCCTCTTTTGTCAAAATTTCACATACTCTATTGTAAAATCTTTTTGCAATTTTAGGTTTTTCCTTATTAGTGATTTTAAATTCAACAACAGTACATCTACTATGCAATGGATCTATTATCTTGTTTTTAAAATTACACGTGAAAATAAACCGACAGTTATCTGAAAATTCCTCAATAAATCCACGCAACGCTGGTTGTGCTGCCCATGATAAATAATCAGCCTCGTCAATAATGATTACTTTAAACCTACCATCCAACGACACAGAAGATGCATACTGACGTAATGTGGTTCTTATACCATCAATACCATTGTCTTCCGTTCCATTTATAAAAAGATAATCATAATCCAACTCTTCACATAGTGCCTTAGCTACTGTAGTTTTTCCTACACCAGGACCACCAGATAATAATAAATTAGGCATAACTTTAGAAGAAATTATATCAGTAAATATCTTCTTAATATCTGGTGATAATACACAATTTTCTATTGTCTTAGGTCTATATTTCTCAACCCACAAAAAATTATCGTTCATAATATACTCCAACCATATTAAACTTTATTATAATATGAATCACTCTCTATAGCTACCCAATATTGTAATAATTCATTCTCATTTTTAAAAGTAGACAACCCACTCCCCTTTTCACTTATACTTGATACACTAATTTTATAAGTACCGTCATATAATTTAAAATTATCAGATTTGAAATATATTTTAAAATCATCAGTAGATTCCCCAACTGGCTCTCTAGACACATCACTCATGCTATTCTTTTTATCTAATGCAACAAAATAAATAATACCACCATCAGTCATTAATGCATAATCTGGTAAAGAATTGATGGTTGATACTTTTTTAATACGACTCAAACTAGCTTCAGTTAAATTTACTGAAAAAAGGACTTCTGGGAATTCCTTACTCTCATCTGTATTAAATTCAGAACCTTCTAATTTAAATGTTTTTTTAGGATGAACTATAACCTTCTCATCTGTGGTTCTAAACTCATATCGTCTATCTTCAGAAAACATCATAATGTGATCATCATGAAATTCCAATTCTGGGTACATCTGTAAATTAGATA